TATTTTGTACACTCTGCAACAACCTCAATGGTACCGGTCGGGTGCACTGATATACCGTTAATCCCCCAGGTCGCATAGTCTATATCAATGTTATACTGGATTTTTGTCTTCTGAGCATCGATTAGATCAAATACGTGAGACAGCCCATCCACCCGTGTGTCCACCTTATCACTATATGTTTCATTCTCAGAGTCAAGCTTATCAGTTGCTAGCTCTTCAGCGGATTCTTCACCGCAATCACCACAATTAACACATGCACCTTGTGCAACCTCAAGTTTATCAGGCTGCATATCGTGCAACTTCAATACTTCAGATGGTTTTGGCAGACGCTGAGTGTAAAGTGCGTTGATTTCATGGTTTTCGCGCAGAATCATATACGAGTATTTAGTGTTGCCCTGTTTAAGATTAAATACTCTGCGTAATGCGTTTTAAACAATACTACGAGCAGCAACAGGTTATTGGTACTGTCGAAGAGGTTGAGATCGAGGGGGTCGGCCGAGTTAGCGCACGTATAGACACCGGTAATACAGGATTTAACGTTTTGCATGCTGTAAACATCGACAATCTACTGTCTCATAAGGTAAGATTCGAAACAATTGACAATAAAACACTTGTCAAGCCAATTGCGGGTGAAATTAGCATTCTTGCTGGTAAGGAAACACAAAAACGCTTCGTAGTTCACTTTAACCTAAGAATAGGTTCCAAATTCTTCGAAAATACCCCGTTTAGCTTATCAGACAGAAGCGCCAATGAGGAGAAGGTCCTCATTGGCGAGCCATTCTTGAAAAAGATGGAAGCAATGGTGGATACCACCAAAGCAGTAGTTGTTTAACAACTGATATATCAGTTGTTAACAGGGTTAAGAGCCGATATATCGGCTGTTACGCATATCGTGAATAAAACTGTAGAACTCTTCCCGAACTGCAGGTTCTTTTAAGAAATCCCCGCTGAGAATTGATGTTTTCATTGCGCACCCATCATGCTTTACACCGCGAATGCATGCGCAAGTATGAGTTGCGCTAACCACCACAGCAACTCCTTCGTTAGCTTCACAAACCTTGTCAATTGCCTTGTGGATCTGAGAAGTTAGCCCTTCTTGAATTTGAGGTCGACGTGCATAGAATTCAACAAGGCGGTTCAATTTGCTCAACCCAATAACTTTGCCTGTCTTACTCGGAAGATACGCTACGTGTGCTACTCCCACAAATGGGAGATGGTGATGAGAGCACATGCTCTTGACAGGGATGCCACCCTGGAATACCATCCCGTCATAATGTTCGGTGTTGTCAAACGCGGTAATTTTTGGCGGCTGGTCGTAGCACCCCGAAGCCAAATCATAAACGAAAGCTTTGGCGACACGCGCCGGTGTATTTGTACTGTTGGGATCTGAGCGCCAGTCAAATCCGAGAGCGTCCAAGTAAGCTTCATAAGCAACCGTTGCTCGAGCAATGATCTCTTTGATTTCGGATTCTGTTCGAGGATGGTTGCCGTTAGCTTGTGGTAATTTGACGAATTTCGGTGTTTCTTCCATATAGCACATTGTATGGGTCGTTTTATCAGAATCAAGATAAATATCAGTGAGATGAAGTTTAACGATGCAATCAACTCAGTTTTTCGAAAATCATTGAAACGTATCCGTATCAAGGTGGACCCAATGCATGCTTCGTCTGAAAATTACAGGGAACTCGATAGCTATACAGGGTATATTTTGGAAGAATGTGATGCGAGTTTGCGGATAATGGTAGCAAAAACAGGGTACCCTATAGTAGACATTCCAAAAGCGGCAATGTTGAAACCTACCATGTTCGACTTATTCAAAATGTTCGTAGAAGAACGAGCACTCATGCTAAATCCTGAGCAAGTTGAGGTGATGCCTGTGAAAGGAAGAAGTTTTGAGGAGCTCGAGGCTCAACTATCTTCAGATGGTATGACAAACAAGCAGATTCTGAACCTGTACCGCGACTTTTTAAAAATGTATGAAAAATGTGACCAAATTTGATGAGCTTGCAGCTCTAATGAGCGAGGCTGGACCAGGTGGTTCATACTGGAGTGCACCAGCGCCTGCTAATACCACTGCTGCTCCCACGACGTTTAGCAGTAAGTTAGCAGCAGGTGTACAAGCCCCTGTAACAGCTGCAGCGCGTGGTGTTGGAAAGTTTATAAAGGGGTCTGTTACTGATCCCCATGGCATGGCTGCGTCAATTCGCTCGGCTCGAACCGGTGGGATTAACCAATTGCTTACAGCTGCATTCGACGCAGTAAAGGTTGCATACGGTAATATCCGCGACCAGCAGCTACTCAATTACTATAACAAGTTAGATTTCCCAGCGGGCCCACCGAAGAAGGGCAGCAAATTTAGTATACAGACAACTGATGGTAAAACCTACATCGGCATTGTACAGAGTGCATCAACAATAGGTGACCGTCAGGTATTTACAATACCTACTTCAGAGCGGGGTGCCTCTTACACTGGAAACGCTCCACGAATGTACATAGTTGAGATGGATCCCAAGACACGTGCATACTTCTGTATTCGTAAGGTGACCGTTTCTGATCTCGGAACAAACCCAGCTGGCGCAGCCGCAGGTGCGGGTACTACGGTCCCAGGTGCTAAGAATGTTTCCGGAGCAACCTACATCAAGAATGAAAAAGAATCTGGGCTCGCCTCTCATTTTGTCGCCAAGTATGATACAGGCACGCAATATTTTGTGTTAGAGCTCAATAAGACATACACGTGTAATATTGCAATCAACACAACCAACCAGGGATTGGCAATCGGGTCTAAGATTACAGGTCCAGATTTAATTACCGGTAGAACTGTTGCTGGAATTGTTGTCGGTACTACTGTTATTTCACCGTCCGGCGGTACTCCAATCAATGTTTATGTGGTGAATGCTAATATTACACCGTAACAGTTGATTTACTGATACACACTGATAAAATAAATACGTGAGTGACGAGAACGCCGCCACGAAATATCGAAATAATATGAAAGCAACAGTTACAAAGGAAGAATTCGTAGATAAGTGTGCGGCAGTAATGCTGACTGCTATAGTAAATGGCAACCTTAAACAGGCGGTAACAGACATCGTCGATAAGTCGATTGAATGGAATAATACACAGAAGGTATCGGAAGATTCTGCACCAGTTTTGTTAAATGAGACGTTAGTGACAGAAAAGATTGCAGCATTGGAAAAAGCTCAAGATGAGCAAGCAAAAACTGGTCCTCAACCAGCTCCTTTGAATAACTCGGTAACATCAAGTGTCCAACATATGCACGAAGGTAAAATTCCTGCACCAGTAGGTAACACTACATCACAGGGGTGGTCAAATCCATTCAAAGGTACTTCGTGGGGAGTGTAACATGGATGATGCAAACGCAGTTCGCATTTTTGCTCTTACAAAGGCTCTTGAGCTTGAGCAAATTAACAAAAGCAAACTGACATCATCAATTGAACGCTTCAAGGATCCACAAGATTCTATTAGAGAACGAGATGTCTTCAGCAAACTTGCTCAGTATTCTGTAGGCAATATACCTGAGCCAAAAGCTGGACCCAAGCAATTGCCTTCGGACAACAAAGCTGTGTCCCCTGAAGAGGCTATGGAAGAGTTACGCAAGCTTGGTTTACTTTAACCTGTTCAACCTGCTTACAATAAATTTCAAGATCTCACTGCGTACAATATCTTCTTCTGTGTATGCAACAGTTCTAATACCTTTTGCTTCGCACTCTGGATCGCTAAAGTTATTCTTCACTCGTTCAAAGCATGTTTTGAAAATATCAGACTGAAACGAGTCGCCAAGGAAAAACATCTTGCAGTTAGTACCAATACGGGTCATAATTGTAATGATCTCTGACAGTTCTAAGTTCTGAGTTTCATCTACAATCACAACACAATCCTTAAACGTACTCCCGCGAAGATAATTGACCGGTTCACACCTAACAAGATTGCGTTTAATTAGGTCGTCGACAGTATGTGTACCGATTAGCTCATCACATTTTTCAAGGAGAGGTTTCATCCAAGGGCGAAACTTATCCCCTACCTCACCGGGCAGACTACCCATTGCTTTCCGTGCACTTTCGACAATACTCCGCACATAGAGAATCTCGTTGACCTTTTTCTCTTTTAGAAGTCTCAACCCAACATAAGCAGCATAATATGTCTTTGTGGTGCCTGCGGGCCCTTCACAGAAAATCATTTGCGTGGTAGGGTCAAGAGCATACTCAAGGAATTTCTGCTGTCGAGGAGTTGGAGTAAAGCGTTGATTGATTTTAAACGCCAGGCCCAAATCGCTCTCGATTTTTGGCGCCTTTATTTTGGAGCTCGTAGGGTTTTCCTCAAGATCTAACTCCGGATAGTGCCTACTTCGCTTCCGGAATTTTTTATTAGACATCTACAAGTATTTATTCAAATTCTACTTGAAAAGATGAAACGTATCAGTATAATTTATGTTATGAGTGATACCCTTTTGGTAGCAGGATTTAACAAAGAGCCGGAAATCTTTTATACCGTCGAAGGGGAGGGTCGCTTTGCAGGGTACCCGTCTGTGTTTTTACGTCTCGCGATGTGTAATTTAACTTGCAAAGGGTTTGCGAGTAAGGATTCCCCACATGGGTGTGACAGCTATGTGAGCTGGTCTGTAAAGAACAAACTTACATTTGAGGAGATTTTTACAATCTTCGAAAAGAATGTGTTCATCGAAAAACTCCGTGATGGTGCGCTCCTCAAAATTACTGGTGGTGAACCGCTCATTCAACAAAATGCGCTGCTTGATTTTGTAAAGCAGTTTGTTATTCGGTACGGATTTCTTCCTCAAATTGATTTCGAAACAAACGGAACCATCATGCCAGTTGACGAGTGGGTTGATACGTTTAATGCAACGTTCACGACTTCGCCCAAGCTTGCTAATAATGGCGATGATGAAGATAAGCGCTTCAAAGAATTAGTACTTCGACGATTGGTTGAATACCAAGCTTGCTTTAAGTTTGTCATTAAGACTGATGCGGATCTCCGCGAAGTACATGACAAGTATGTTAACAACCCCAAAATTAAGCTACCAAAAAGTCTCATTTATCTGATGCCTTGTTGCGGTTCTCGTCAAGAGCAAGGTGCTGTTGCTCAGACAGTCGCTGAACTATGCAAAAATTACGGTGTTAAGTTTAGCGCTCGCTTGCATCTCCTCATTTGGGATCGAGCGCTAAGGGTGTAGACGACCAACCTAATTCTTTCCAAGTTTTACCCCGCCAGCCGAATTTGAAGAATTTTCGTGCTTTAATTGGGGTATTAGAGTTGTGTACACATCGAAATGTGATAGTTGATACGCAGCACTTGTGTACTTTTGCAGCTTCTGAAGCTGAATTAAACACACCTAGTGGTGTGGTGTGTATAGCGGTTTCGTGGCATTTTTTATTCTTAGCTCGTCGTGATTCTCTTTGTTCTTTTGTTGCCTTTTTCCACCAAGATCGGAGTGCTATTTGCTTCTTTTCAGCTTGTTTGGGTGTTATTCTTCGACCCAGCATAGTGGGCCCACCATCACCACGCTCTTCAACTAAATTAGCGAAGTCCTCTGAGTTGACAACATTCCATAATTTGCTATAGAATGTACCCCACATTACAAGTTCGGCTCTAGTTAAACATTCCTCTAAAATTGACGTATGAATTTGTGTACCATGTTTTTTGATATGTCGCTTCCAATATTTCCCGCTACCTAGGTAAGTAAAAGGGTTACGGGTTGATGTTTTGCAGAGGTATTTGAGACCAGTAATCTTGTGGGTCTTGAGCATTAGGTAATGTGGCATACTCTTACTTATACCTGAACGGCGTGGTCCTTGCGCCTGATCTAGATTTAGTAGGCTTGCCCATAAATAGTGTTGAGAAGCACACTATTTATGCGATTGTTTCACAAGAACGCCCCGTTCACTCCTGTTATTGCCGAGAAAGGTAATAGCATCATCCTATATGAAACTAAGCAACTTGTTAGTGTTCCAAATACGACAGGTTCACGGTTTTACGAGATTAAAGTCAAAGGGAAGACTTACTTAGTTGAGACAAAGACTCTCCCATCTGGTGTTGAGATCGCAGCTCTTAACACAAATGCAGGTACCTATGAGTTTATTCTTCGCGAAGCTCGGGGTAACGAGCCTGTTATTATTCTGAATCCTTCAATGCCTCGAGCTGTAGTAGATACCAGCGACAAAGCAGCATTCTATCTTGATAGGCCTGAAAACAAAGTCGTCAAAGAATCTAAGTCAGAACCGCCTTCTAGTTTTTGGAATTATGAAACTGCTCAGTTGGTGTATAATTCCATTGCTCCACTCTCAGCTCAAATTACAGAACAGATCGAGCAGGCTGCCGCAACAATGCAGAAAGTTTCTGAACGTTTGAGTTCATCTGTAGAGGGTGTACGGGCTCAGCTTGAGAAAAATCTTACAAAAAATATTGATCTCATTAACGAGAAACAAGAGCGCGTCTTGTTACAAAATTCGGCAAAGGTACAGCAGAATTCTGAGGCAATAAAGACTGCCTCAGAACAATTAAACTCCTCGATTAGTATTGCTCAGCAGCAACTCGAGCATAAGGTTTGTGAACAACTTCGCGTACTTAAGGAGCAACAAGACGCAGCAATTACGCAGGGGTGGAAGCAAATTGAAGAGAGAGCCCATGCTTCAGTTACAAAGCTCGTTGACCAAGCAGAAACAGAGTTACACGCTCGCGTTTCTCGAGATTTGGCCGCACAAGCACGTGGCATAATCGAAGAAAAAGTTCTCGCTAATCGAACGCTGCTACAACAGGAGACGCAGAATCTATTCGCAAGTTTGAGCGGAGAAGCTCGCAGCTGGCTTGCAGAACAATCAAAAGTACTCACCGAGAGCATCGATAACCAATTACACGCAAAAGAAACTTCAACCGAGCAGCTCTTACAAGAGAAGGTTGACACAACTGCGATCCATGTTTCATCGCAACTTGCAATTCTTGAGGAGAAAATTGTCAAGCAGGTGATTCGCCTCAAGGAGAAGATCGACAACCGTATCGCGGAAGGTTTAGCAGAACTCAATGAAGCGACATCTAAATCACAAGATCTGCTAGCAACCATCCCCGAGGATATTCTC